CCTTCTCCCCTCGTCAACGATATTTTGGAGTAATTGGTACAAGACTGAGCTTGGTTCCTTGTAAGGAATGAAAGTAATAGCGTCACGAATCGCACCACCAGGCACATCAACGTCACGGAACTCGCCAGGCATGAGAGGCGAATCATCCCCTTTGATGCGTAAACCCCTAGCTTTAAGACCAGCTGGTAAATTAGATAAAGTACCAGCATCGATAAGTTGACGCAAAATCGAAGTAGCGCTCTTGGCAAGACCGCCAATGAGGTGAATAAGCCCCGTGCCATAGAACCCCAACCCAGGAAGATATTTGTAATGTACGAAGTATTGTATCTTCTTTTTCTTCGTATCGTCTTCATAATAGTTTCTCCTAATCGATAAAATCATTTTAGATGATTTATCAATGGTCACGACATAAGGTCTTGCTATGCCTTCTTTGTCTTGGAATGGTTCTGGTAATTCTAAATCTGCATGTATTTCTAACAATGTATGTCTGTCGTCATCTTCTATTGTTGCAGACTCACCATCTAGTTCGTCATACTTTTCTTGTATATCTGAAAAATCAGGCTCTGGATCTGGTAAATCTAGATCTTTGTAGAAGCCATTGACCATTAACTTTGCTATTTCATTAGCAGTTTTTTTCATAACATGTGTATATCTGATACAACTCATCAGATCTGTTGCTCCATAGGAAACAACAAAATCCTCTGCAGGGACAAACATTGCGCAAGGTCTTTCGAGAAGGGGATCGTAATATACCTTTTTAAAGGCTGACCCTGCTAGAGGAAGTTTGAAGAGCATCTGCTCTGTTTCGTCTCTATACTCTGTCATCTCTTCTGTCAAAAGATAATTCATCTCATTTTCTACACGAGCTGCCTGCTCTGTTTTTTCTCTTGATTGTTTACCAACCGTTTTTGTTCTTACAGGACCTGAGGCAGGAAATATCTCTCCCATAGCCTGTGCCTGAAATCTAACTATTGATTCTGTTAATACGGGGTGAAAAACACCAGAAGCGCCAGACCAAGGTTGCTGACGTTCTTCTATTTTCATTCCTAATAGATCTAAACCTTTTACATAAGATTTAGCCCAGTCACCACGAGACTGTCTGTCTGTGTTAAAGTTTTCTATTAATTCACTAGCTAGTTCATCTAGTGCAGCATCTTCTAAATATTCTGCAAGGTTTGAGTCATGTGCTGCACCTAGTAATTCTTCTGTTTTGTTGCCTTCAAAATCTATGACAACACCACCATCATCTGTTTCAATACTTACAGAGTCAGGATTTTCTATCTCTATCTCAAGCTGTTCTTCTAGCTCTGCTAGTTTTTTTACACCTGTATCAGGTATCATTTGTTTTTCAACAGCCATTAGTGACTCCTATTTATTTCATTCTTTCTAAAATTCTATCTACTTTTTCTTCTAGTCTGTTTATTGCTACAGTGACATCATCTCTTTTAGCATAATCTTCTCTAGTTTTATTTAGCAATATATCAATTCTTTTTAATTCTTTTGATTGTGTTCCCAAAAACCATCCTCCACCTAGAATGATAATACCCATAAGACCATCTATTATGTGAACCAAATCCATTAGTAATACTCCACTGGTCTTCTATATGTTGGCTCGTCATCCCAGTCATCCATAGTTGTTCTTATCCAACCACCTTGTCTGAATCTTAACAGAGCCTGTGTAGTTGAGTCAACTAGATCATCATTATCACCTGCAGGAAAAGCTGCACACTCTTCTATGACTTCATCAGCCCACCTAGTAGGTGGGTGCCATATTACATTACTTGCAAATAAATCTGTGACTGCATTTACTCTAGCAATTTTATCTTGACCTCTGCTTGGTGTAAATTCTGTAACAGGTATGCCCATAGCTCTTAATTCAAAAATTAATGGTGAGCCCGCAGCTTTTGCTTCTATTATCATTTGGTCAGGTTCAAACTCATGATATTTATCATAGGCTGCTTTTTTTAATTCTGGAAATTCTAATTTTTCTTTGTAGGCATCTATCAATATTAAATTAGGTACAGTCTGCCCATCTGCATTTGGATGATGAAATATACCCCATGTAGTGCATGCACTGTAGTCTGCTCTTTGCGTTTTTAAGAAAGCAGTATCCCAAGATTGTATTATTGCTTCGCAAGGCGGTAGATGTGGCTTATCCCATTCTTGCCACCATTCTCTTTTTATTAGGGCACCCTCTTCTGATGTTGGGTCTTGCTGATATTGTGCTGACCATTTTGATATTGGAAGCTCTGCTTTGAGTGATAACAGTTCTTCTTTCTTCCAAAACTCTTCCCACAAAGCATTTCCTGATGGCATAATGGCAGGAAGTTCTATAACTTCCCATTCACTACTACCTTCTTTTTGTGTTGAATTTTTTATTATCTGCCCAGTTAAATCTCTTTTACTCCATCGTGTCATAACAATAATTATGGCACCCCCAGGCTGTAATCTTTGTCTTGGACCAGAGGTGTACCACTCATAAACCTTGTCATAAACATCTGGGTTGTACGCACCAACTGTCGCATCCTGCTCTGAGTGTGGGTCGTCTATTACAAGAACATCTGCACCCTTACCAGTTACAGCGCCACCAACACCAATCGCAAAATATTCGCCACCTTTATTTGTATTCCATCTACCTGCCGCCTTACTATCAGCAGAAAGTGCCACACCCTTAAAAATTTTCTGATAATCTTCAGACTGGATAAGATTCCTAACCTTTCTTCCAAATCCCACAGATAACTCGGCAGTGTGAGCTGTCTGTATTATTTTTTTATTGGGGTACCTACCTAAAAACCATGCTGGAAACAAGTAACTTGCGAACTCTGACTTGGTGTGACGGGGTGGCATATTGATTATTAGTCTTTTTAATTCACCCGATGCCACTCTTTCAAATGCTTCAGCCATAATTTCATGGTGCCTGCCATGTATAAAAGAAGCCCACTGAGAGCGAACAAAGGGCAGAAAGCTAGTTTGGCAGCTTTCACGCTCTTTCACCCCCTCCAGCTCCTCTAAAAGAGCAAGAATCTCCCTTTTCTTTTCCATAGGAAGGTTTTTTATGTCTGAAAGTATGTTTTTACTGTTAATCGCTTGTTTCATTATCCCAGTCAAAGTCATCTACAAGGTCAGGAGGTCTGCACTCTATGATTTTTTTAGCCATATCTATCATAAACATAGCTTCTTCCTGCGGAAATGGTGAATAAACAAACAAATTCTTATCACCATTAGCCTCTTTAGACCATCCTATAAAAATAGGTTTATCTATTTCTACAGGATCAGGGTTGTTCTGTCTATTACCAGAATAATATTTCTTAAATTTTTTGAAATCAATGACATTCTTAGACATGAGATAAAAATTATCCCTCTCTCTAACTAGTTATAACTAGTATTATAACTAGTTAAAATAATATTACAACTAATAATATAGTTATAACTAGTTATCTTATAGTTATAACTATAGGATTAGAAGTTTCTTAAACTGTTTGAAATTATTTGTGTGGAATAACATGTAGTACGCACGGCTAGCCCCCACAGCAACATGGGGGGTCGTGGGTAGGTGGGGGTAAATGCAACTAGAAAAACACGAATAGAGACCTAAAAAGCTAGTAAAAACAATGACTTAGCAGTTAGCTTGCTTTATTTCCTAGTAATTCAGATAATTTTTTTTCTAATTCCTCTTCAATGTCCACACTGTTTCTATCAGTGTTATTTACAGTTTCAACTTTATCAGTAAACAAACCTACACTTTTTCCTAGTAGTGCTAGTGCAGATATTTTATCACTAGATCTATTGTCATTACGTTCAACTTCTTCCTGCAGTTTTCTTAAAACGTATTCTGATCGCCTGCGTGCTTGCGTGCTATAATCTTCCTCTTTTAACCTTGTTAGTGCAGAAATCCTTGATGCAACCTTGAGATTGCTTGCTAATGCACTTGCTTGCTCCCAAACTGATTTTTCCTTGGTGTTATTCTTTACGTTATATACTTTTCTATAAGCTGAAGTTAACTTTTCACCATCACTAACCAACCTAGCAAACTTTTCCTGCTTATCTGTTAATCCAATCATCCTGAAATTCTCCTGAAGTTATTCAAAATAAAAAAAGTTCATGTGCACTTTTTACCATGATCTAATCAAAATTATCAAATAAATAAAAAAAATTTCAGTGCTAAAACCTGCAGGTATCAACAGTTTCATGATCTAAATGTTACAATTGTTTACTATTTGTTACAATTGTAGTTGACTATTTACACAAAGTATGATCTAAAATTAGGTATCCACCTTATTTGTGGTTTTGGCGATCGACTACTACTCTTGATCAAAATGTAAAAAAGGCGATGCAGGTAAACAGCCCCTGCTCTTCCACCCTCAGGGCGAAGTTTAAGAGATCGCTTATCGATGTCCAAAGTTGGTGAGAATTGAATATTACTTCTAAAAGCAAATAGACGTAAGTTCAGGATCTAGAGTAGTCAATTATAATCTCCTATGATTATAGCAATGGGGCAGGCTTTATGCCTGCTCCACTGTAACTTAGTGTGTGCTAAGTCTGATGATCTCAAAAGAGTGAAACAGTTAATCTATAACGTAGGAGTTAATCATGAAATTATCTAAGTTCCAAAACATTCAAATTATCAATGCTTTCAAACATGTAATAGAAAGTTATGGTTGGAATATTGGCAGGCTACTTGATGACTTAGTTATTCAGCATGGCAATTTTCATTTTGTTATTAACAGTGCTGATGAGTTGGTTAAAGTCATCGATATGTTTTCCTGCATCCCTGCACAAAAAACTAGGGATGAATGGCATGATAAAGCTAAGAAACAATTAAAGAGTGTTGAAAATGCCAAGCGATTAATTGCAGATTTCAAAAGTCCAATAGCTTGTAAGTATGATCACATGGGCGATATCATGGTAGATCATTCTGAACGATTAATGGCAAAATAAATAATTAGGGCAGGCTATATGCCTGCCCAACTGTATGGGAATGTGTGTTCCCACTGATGATTACAAAAGTATGAAACAGTTCATAATTAACATAGGAGAAAATCATGCAATGTATTCACTTTGTAGGTTTTCGTCATGATAGTGAATATCTAAGTGCAGTTAAGGTTTTTGGTAAACCACATTTTATCCACTACGTTCACGACAAACGAATGTATCAAGAAATTGATGCATCCAAGGATGTAGTGGTTTTTAGTAAACATGCAAAGCTAAAACCAATGCCTATTTATTCATATGACGATAGCCAATATTGTTAAATTTAGGCAGGATTTATTCCTGCCTACTGTCTAGGAAATGTTATTCCTACTGATGAGACCAAGAGGTCGAAACAGAAATTTAACAATCATAATAATGGAGATTATATTGAGCAAGAACACAAACACAAAAACAACTACCTTTTCTTTTTCATCACAAGCGATTACTGACATTGCAGAATGTGAGTTTCAAATTGGTAAAATGCAGGCTAGTAATAAAGCTAATACTGAACTAAAGAATAGTTTTAAGATTAAACAATATTCTGAGGTTATTGGTGCACTAGCTAATCCTGCTTATTTAAAACCTAATACAAAGTTTTTTGTAGATGATGTTAGAAAAGCAGTTGATCAAGAACTGCAGGATGCAAAAATGTCTAAGGCATCTAGGAAAAGAATGTTAGAAAACTCTAATAGGTTTATCACTCAAATAGTTAAACCTAAAAAAGGATCTAATTATACTCCTGATGCTTTCTTTCTTTACTGTAAAGAAAACAGAATAAATTCAGAAACATTGCTTAAAAAGCATATTGCTGAAGAGTATAAACCTAGCCAACCTAAAGACATATTTGCTAGTCAGATTGTTGGTGGTTGGTCTACTAAAAAAGATGATAATGGTAACATTGTTCAAGGCGATACTTACAAGCCTAGTAAATATTCAATTGAAGAAATTGATGAAATCATTAATCACCTAACCACTGAGAAACTTGCTAGGAAAAAGATTGAGGATGATGCATCCAAGTCTAAGTCTGATCATGATAAGGAAATGGATAATGTATCGTCTAATATGTCAGCTTTAGGCGTTAGCATGTAAAAAAGTCTTGATTTAAACGTCACTGAGTGGGGGGAAACATCCCCCCATGTGTGATTGTACCTTGGAAAACTGATACACTAGTGTGTGCTAGTGCTGATGATTACGAAAGTATGAAATCAGTTAACTCAATATAAAAATAGGAGATAAAATTGAGCAAGCAAGAAAACATTACTTTTTTAAATGATGCAATCGATGGCAGTTTTGAAGTTCTAAAATGGAACTACTTGAACTATGGAAAAGATAAGCAATTATTTGTTCCAATGTGGTCAGGTCGTGTTGGTTGTGGAAAGTCTCAAGGTGTTAATCAAGTTAAAAATCTTTTAGCTGATTGGATGCTAGATCAAGGTAAAATCAAAGATAAATCAGAATACAAGTTGGTTTATGTTGATGCACCTCAATACGATGCAGGGGAAATTAGTGGTTGGTTTGTTCCATCCAAGGATGGTCAATCTATGACTAGATTGAGACCTAACCATTGCCCTGCTGATGGTGCAGGAGTTATCTTTATTGATGAGGTTACACAAGCTCCAACATCTATCCAAAATATTTTAGGTCAGCTTATTCTAGAACGTAGACTAGGTGAGCATAAACTTGGCAAAGATTGGATGATCGTTTGTGCAGGCAATAGAGTTAAGGATAGGGCAGGATCTAATGTTATGCCAACTCAAGTTAGAGATAGGTTAAAACCTTGGTATAATGTCGATAACAATATTGATAGTATTGTTGCCCACTTTTCTAAAAAAGGTGTAAATTCTAAAATCATTTCATGGCTAAAATATCAGCCTAGATATGTTGAAGAAAGTGCCTTTGATCGTGATGCAAATTCAAATCCAACTCCTAGATCATGTGAAATAGCAGGATCAGTTTTGGATATGGAATTGTCTGATCATTTAGTATTTCCTACTCTAGCAGGCACAATTGGGGAAGAGGGAGCACAAGCCTTAATGAGTTTCTTAAAGTACTACGATAGGTTACCAAATATTGATAACATTATTAAAAATCCTAGTACTGCTGAGATGGTCGAAAAAGGCACTGCTCTTGCATTTGTTTTAACTACTGAGTTATCTAAAAGAGCAAATAAAAGTAACTTTGGTAACATTGCTGATTACATGGTCAGAATGTATCAAGAAAATGATACTGCTGAACTTGTAGCAAGTTTTGTTAAAGAGTGCTTGGCAAGGGATGGAACATTAAAAACTCATCCTAAAATGCTAGAACTTTTTGGTAGCAATTCACCATTTAAAAATCTATTAAATTAGGTGCTGATATGACTTATTCAGTTACTGAACTTTTATCTAGATCTCAATGGCGAATGGTTGCAGACTATGGCGATAAGGCAATAGGCTTTATCGCTAGCAGTTTGTACTACATGAAACAAATTGAAGATAATTCAATTCCCACGATGGCAACTGATGGCAAAGATATATTTTACAATCGTGAATATACTTTGTCATTGGAAGAAAGCGAAATTGATTTTGTTCGTATTCATGAGTGCCTGCATCGTATCAATAAACATCATTTAAGGAGAGGTGATCGAGATCCTAAAGTTTGGAATTTTGCCTGCGACTATGTAATTAATCCACTTGTTGAGGGATTTAGTTTTATCAATCACAGTGGCGATGGTCGTAGATCTCATATAATCAAAATGCCTAAAGGTGGTTTATTAGATCCTATGTTTATAGGTAAATCTGCAGAATGGACATATGATTATCTTATGCAAAATTTCGATAAGCAGGATGATGGTAAGGGAGGTGTTAAACTTGTTGCCAAGGATGGTAGTGGTAAAGAAATCCATGAATGTCCTTGGGGGCAAGTTAATGAAACTCCTATGACTGCACAAGAGAAAGTTATTGAGGGGCAAGAAATTGACCAAGAAATAATGGCAAGTGCTAACCAACAAAAATCCATAGGCAAGGGAACACCAAACTTTGTTAAAGGTCTCTTAGATAAGATTAAACAAAGTAAAGTTTCATGGCAGGATGTTTTGAGACGTTTCATAGGTGGTGACCAACCTGACGATTATTCTTTCAGAAAGCCTAACAAAAAAGTATATCACAACTACAAGATTTATGCCCCAACAGTTTTAAAAGTTGGTGCAGGCGATATTGTGGTTGCATGTGATACTAGTGGCAGTGTTACCAATGATGAACTAAGTCAGTTCCTTGGTGAGATTAGGGCGATCAGTGAGGATCTCATGCCTACATCAGTGACCATAATTTCATGTGATTACAAAATACGAAACGTAATCAGATATGAACAAGGTGAAGAAATAGAAAACCTAAATACTACTGGCAGGAGTGGAACAAGAGTTTCCCCAGTGTTCAGATATTTAGAGGATGAAAATATCCAGTTCGATACCTTGGTTTATATGTCAGATTTATGGATTGATGATTATCCTAAACATTTTGATAAGCCATTGTTATGGGTAGGCACTGCAGTTGAGGGGCAACGTAAACCTCCAATTGGTGAGGTCACTTATATTACAAAATGATTTTTGGGGCAGTTTAGATTAGATCTAGATTGCCCTAAAAAAATAAAAAGTTCGCATGCACTTTTTTAAAAACTGTAATCGTATGTGTGTACGATCTGACGATTGGGAAACCATGAAACAGTTAATTCTAAAATGGAGATTATATTGATGAGTATAAAAGAACAAAATCTAGATATGGATACCAAGCCTAATTGGAGACAATCTTGTATTGAAATTGAAAAGGTCGTTCGTAATGTCATAGATAGCCATAAAAAGCAGGGCGATCTAGCGAGTGCAGGATACATTGAAGAATGTTGGAACACTATGTTGCGAGGTCATTAAGATGAAATATAAAGGTTGTTTTAGATCTAATTTTGATAACGTAGAAGTGTTGCGATATACTGCACACAGTTATTACAGATCGAAATTAGATTTCAAATCGTATCTAGATAATAATAAGATCACTAGTTTCATGCATAGAGTATTTTACTTTATGCATGAAGTTGCACATAACAGAAAAGTCGAAGAGCGAAAAGAGACTAGCCTTAAAGAGTACGATTATACAGAGACTACAAAGGCGATGCTAGATGACCTAGACTTTGATGTTCGTAAATGGGAAATAGACAACTCATTCAACAAGAGATTGAAGAGCATGCACAATGG